TGGGAAAAGAAACGTGAAAGTATCTGATAAACTTATCAAGTTACTACGTCATCACGAAGGTGTTAGAAACAAACCATACCAGTGTCCCGCAAAACTGTGGACAGTAGGAATTGGTCATTTGATTGGTGATGGAAAAACTCTACCACCTGAATGGAACAGAACTTTTACCAATGAGGAAATAGATGCAATTCTTAAACGAGACCTCAACCGTTTTGAGTTGGGAGTACATAAGATGTTACCTAACGTGCCTTTACGACAGCATGAGTTTGACGCTCTTGTCAGCTTTTGCTTTAATCTGGGTCTTGGATGCTTTCAGCGTTCAACCATCCGTCAAGCGTTGCTTCGTGGCGATAAAGAAGCAGCTATGGAATCGCTAGTTAAATACTGTAGAGCTGGTGGTAAAATCTTAAAAGGGTTACAAAACAGAAGATTGGATGAACGCAGACTATTTCTTGGTATATAATAAGTAAACTTATAACTAAGGGTTATTATGAAAATCTTACTTATTGATATTGAAGTAGCACCAAATACTGCTCATGTCTGGGGTATCTTTGACCAAAACATATCTATAAACCAATTGCTAGAATCATCTTATACCCTTTGCTATGCAGCCAAGTGGTACGGTGAATCTAAAATTATGTTTGACTCTATTCAAAAATCTGGCAAACAAAAGATGCTAGATTCTGTGCACAAACTTCTCGATGAAGCTGATGCTATAGTCCACTACAATGGCTCTAGGTTTGACATACCCATACTACACAAAGAATTCTTACTAGCAGGTATGCCACCACCAGCACCTGCTAAACAAATAGATTTATTACAAGTAGCAAGAAGACAATTTAGATTTGTTTCTAACAAGCTAGATTATGTATCACAGGCTTTAGGTTTGGGTTCTAAAACAGAGCATGAAGGTCATACATTGTGGGTTAAGTGTATGAACGATGATCGTAAAGCTTGGAAGACTATGGAAGAGTACAATAAAAACGATGTAGTACTACTTGAAAAAGTTTATGACAAGTTTAAAGCATGGATTAAAAACCACCCTAACCATAATGCGTATTCCGCAAATACTGTATGTCCAAATTGCGGTTCTAGCAAATTACAAAAGCGTGGTTCAGCAGTTAATTTATCACGACACTATCAACGATTCCAATGTCAAGGATGTGGTAAATGGAGCAGATCAGTGAAATCAGAACAAGTTACAAAAGAATCAGTTATCAGCATATAAGGAAAATTATGAACATTCAACAGTTATGTGAGCACATGGTAGGCAAAATGGTAGTAGAAGCAGAAGCCTATTACGGTGAAGACGTGCTTATTATAATGTTAGATGACGGAAGCCACATCGAAATTAGTGGTGATGGACTGTCCGTTTATTCAGAAGTACCAGAACTAGACGATTAAACCCCTCTAAAACGCATTTTAAGGGGTCTAGAACGCATTATTTCTATAATTTGATACCTACCTATTACTCATCATCAAATCTATCTAAAATAGCCTCAACTTCTGGTGGGTTTATAACATCTTCGTCTTTAACTATTTCTAATAGTTTATTTTTATACCATTCAGACTTGTCTAAATCTTCCTCAAACTTGCCTTTAAAAGGGTAGCGTAAGTCATACTTTAACTTACAACCTTTTAGGTATCCAATGAACTCTTCTTTTGTCAAGCGACTTTCAATGACATCTATTGCTTCTATACCACCTACTAAGTAATGCTTTGGATGATTTACATTATCCATATGATTCTCCTTTTAAAATTTACCTCTTAAATACTTTAAGATTCCGTAATTATAACCACGCATTGTGCAATCTATCAAGGTATAGTCATACAATAATTCATCTATACGTCTTCTATTCCATGCACTATGGAATTCTATAAGAAATATTACTGGTTGTACAGTCAAGCTCTCTAGTATCTCTATCTCTGCACCTTCAGTATCTATTTTTATGATGGCACACTCTGGCAAGTGTTTAGCAGACATTACTTTAACTATTTCACCATCTGCTCTTTGCTCTTTACCTTGAAACATACTAGCTTCACCACAGTTATGTAGTCCATAATACATCATGCGTTCACCATCTTCTTTACCTATAGCAAAGTTTTTAATGGCTATGTCAGTTCCTGCTATATTTTGTCTTAACAAGTTATAGTTAGCTTTTATAGGCTCATAGCAATCTATCTTTGGTTTATCAAAGTATTCATGTGCCCATACTGCAAAGCCACCTACGTTAGCACCTATGTCTATAATATAAGGGTTTTTGCCTATACCTTCTATAGCATATTCACCTTGAAATATTTTTCCAACGTGAGCAATCATATCATTTGGTATTATCATTCTTCCCACCTTGTTTTAAAATGCCACCATTTTTTTCTTAATTTTTCCATGTCAGCATAAACTTTTTTATTTTTATCAGAACTTCTTTTTTTAAACCATCGTCTTAATAATAATTTACCGCCTACTCTTTTAGCACCATAAACTATCACACAAGCCTGCCGCTATACTGATAAGTTCCCGTATGGACTAATTGTGTCCATGCTGCACCATGTACCTTGATACCATTATCACGAGCAAGTTTACAGAAATGGTAGTCTTCAGATAATAAATGACCTTGCTCATCTATACTTGTTGCAAAGTATTCAGTAATCTTGTCACCTAAATCAGAGTTATCATTAGTGTCATTCATGTTATGTATATACGATGGGCATTTGTCTTTTAACTTTTCAAACACTTCACGCTTAATTAACATGAAGCCTGTTCCACCATATTTAATCTCAAATGGCTTATCTGTAGGAACTAATTGCTTTTCCTTTTCTTCTATAGTGCTAACAACATATTCACCAGTAAAGTATTTAAGTTGATTTTCTGGCACTTTCTTTTCTATAGCAAAAGCTACGCCATTCCAATTAATTTCTTTTTTAGGATATAGTCCACAAAGAATATCTACATCAGCATCCAGCATCTTAAAGAAGTGTTCTGGCTCAAAGCTAATATCAGCATCTATAAACATCATGTGCGATGCGTCACTTTTTAAGAAGTCATTCACAAGTGTATTACGACCACGAGTAATAAGGCTTTCGTTGTAAAGAAAAGAGAAGTATGCGTCTATGTCTTTAGAGATAAGCCATGCCTGTAGTTTAAGCATAGACTCAAAATAAGTGCCATAACATAAACCTCCATACATTGGTGTTGCTATAAATAAGTTTGGTTTAGTTGCCACCGTAAGCCTCCGTTAGTTTTTTGCTATCATATTTTTTAACATTAGTTACTTTTACAATATTTTTGGTGTCTGGTATTAATGGTGTTATCGTAACATTGTGAAGTTTTAATTTAAGGTCTTTTAACCATGAAAGTTCCGTAGGTTCTGAAGTCATAAGACCAGACCATACAAGAGCCCCTGTGCTATCAAACTCTTCTACAAGCCATGCTAACGGTTTCATTAATAAAATACCATCCTTCCTATGTGGACTACTTTCTTTTTATTCCAAATAAATTGCATGTCTATACTATCATCATGAAAATACAAGCTATTTGCAACTGGGTTAGCATACTTCTTAAAAACTAATGTGTCAAGTACAAGTAATTGAGTTTCTAAAAAGATTTTTTGATCGGGGGTAGTTTGCTTACCATTTACATAGTTTTCTACTCCTATGAACTGCCCACGACTATACACAACCTCACAAGCATCTTTGCCAAACCTTTTAGACCTTACTCTATTTGCAATCACATGAATAACCCCTAACTTTTCTTCTAGTGATTGTGTATTGACTTCTGTATAAACTGCTGTAGCTATACAATGAAGGTCATGCTCTGTAAGTTGCATGTCCATTATGGTTTGTAAACATTGTAAACAAGTGGATGAATAACATCCGCACCTATAATATCTATTATCTTTTTTCTAATAGAATCTTTATGCACGTTTACTACAAAACAACATGAATCTAATAATTCGCTATTAGTAAACAACCATTTAATAGCGTCTATTTTGTTTTCAAAATTAATCTTATGATGATACTTCATATTTTTAGTACCTGTTCTATTAGGTGCGTGTCTATATAAAGCATCTTCTACTGCTTGCGTTAATATACATGTCAGCAATTTACCTTCTGGGGTATGTGCTAACACACTATTATCATCAAAATCTATAATCTCTTCCATAACCTCTCCTGATTATCATGAGTATATTTTAATTATTTTAAGTTTGACTTTGCCTGTAAAAACCACGAAAATTATATATACAAGCAAATCGCTTGGATTTTTAAGGACATCATCATGTGGACAAAACCATCAGCTACTGAAATGCGTTTCGGCTTTGAAGTTACAATGTACGTTATGAACAAGTAATTATTTATTAAAGTTTCATGCAAATATTTTCATTCTTTTCATATAAATCAATGACTTGAGTGAAAACATATGCAAAGTATACTTAGCAATGGGGATGCTCCTAAAAAGGAACATCCTCATCTACTACTGCTTGTTTAGGTTTAACATCACCATCTTTTAGTTGTACAGATCCACTAATAAACTTACCTTTAGCACTTTCTCTAATCCAACCACTAATTCTAAATTCAATACCATCTACGTTAGCAATGCCTGTGTAGTCTGGTCGTTTAGGATTGTCTCCCTTATCATTCTTAAATAAAGTAAACGTGTTTGTGTTGTCATATTCTGCCATTTTATTTTCCTTGTGTTTTATAAAAATTTGCTACTGTGCTACCTGTAAAGTTATCAGGATTACGTTTAATTAACTGACCAATAACTTTATCTAACTTTTCCATTTGCTTCTCTTGCTCTTCAATATCTAATGAATGAAATGTTTCTGCATGTAATCCACTAGAAGCCCTAATTAACATTTGCCTTTCTATATCATTAAACATTACTTAATCTCCTTAAGTTTATTTATGATTGTATCTACTTCTTCCAAGAATTGTTTTACTTCTGACTCAAGCTCTTTTTGATACACTGGGTCTGCTTCTATACGCTTTACAAATATTTGTAAATGCTCTGGAAACATTGGGTTATAGCTTACAAAATCGCACCACTTACGACCTGTTACTAAAAGCTGAAACTGTACTTGAGGAACGTACTTACTTGGAATATCTTGTGTCATCAATGTTTCAGTATGCGTACTTCCCATAGGACATTTAATTTCAATAATCCCATCATCGCCTACCATCCCATCTGGACTAGCACCAGCTTCCAAAGTGGGATGCTTAACAAATCCCACTTCTTCCACTTCCCCGAATTGTTGCACATATCTATCTCTAGCAAATTGTTCTCTATCTATACCGTCTTGCATTGCTTGATTAATATATGTTTCTTGCCTTTCACCTGTAAGCCTTTCGCTTACTAGCTGAATCTTATAGTTACGTCTAGACGCAGATTCACCACTCTTAATCTTTGCTAATACATCAGCTACACGACTGGCTGTAACCAAACCGAGCCTCGCTTGAAACCACTCTTCTGATCGTTGTTCCATTAGATAAAGTCCTCTGCTTTAGTATCTTTCATTTTAATAACTGCACCTGCACTAGCGTCAATAGCATCATGCTCTACAATCTCAAAGGCATTAGTCCATAAATATCTACGCAAGTAAGTTTGCACTGCACCTAGATTCTGAACGTCATGGCAACCTTTTAAAGCTGCACTTGACATAGGGCATTTAAACTCAATAAATTGTGTAACATCATCCATATCTGTAATAGTAAGAATTGCTATGTCTGTATAAAATGTTACTGTGCCACAGATACCCACCTCATTACAAATCTCTTGAATAGTAGGTAAGAAATCACCTAACTCAAAATACTTGTATCCTGCAAACTTGTTATGACCAGACTTTTTAAGGTCTGCTACTTGTAACTTTAATCTTGCTTTCATTAATTTACTGTGTATGCTCATTTTGCTCTCCTTTTGATGTTTTTCCATCATTACTTGATCGTAATGTTGTTGCTGACTCATTTGCTCTCTCCCATTTGTCGTTATCTTCTTTAAGTTCTTTTACAAGATCAGCAAGAATAACTGATATATGTTTTAAAGAATGTGCCATAAAAAATATCCCCAAAA